AACCCCCTTCATGAACAGATTGCGTTCAGGCATTAGCTTAATGTTTTCCACTACCTCGCGAGACATCAGACGGAAGTCACCAACGTTTTCTTCGATCTTTGGATTGCTGATTTTGTTGTGCAGCTTATAGAACCACTCAGCGGTCTTTCGCTTCAGGCGCCCGTCAGTAGAGCGGTCAGATCGCTTAGCCAGAACCATATCGGCCCCAGCCTGCCATTTCTCTATCAGGTGCGGAATGACTTCGATAGGGTCCTGCAAGTCAACATCAATGGGGATAATTGCTTCACCGGTGGCGTGATCTAGACCAGCGAATAGCGCAGGCTCTTTCCCAAAGTTGCGAGTGAACGACAGCGGCACCACAAGAGGATCGGCAACGGCAAGTGCGTAAATAATAGATTCTGTGGAGTCCTTGCTGCCGTCATTGATGAAGACTATCTCAACTTCATGCTGCTGAAGTCCTTCAAATTCCCGAACCGTTTTATAAAAAATAGGTATCGCGTCTTCTTCGTTGAAGACGGGAACGACCAGAGAAATTTTCATTTCGCATCCCTAAAGACAATGAACTTTGAATAGATAAATCCACACACCAGACTGATGGCGGAGAAGAGAATGAGAGTCACGATCGGAGCCATGCCAGACTTATCGGCAGCCCAACCAACAGCTGCGCTCAAGGTTCCCATAAACCCGACATACAGCATGTAGCGCATCGTACTTGTCGAGGACTTAAAGGTGAATCTGGCGTTTGCAAAGAAACTGAATGACACTGCCACGACGAATCCGGCGAAGTTACCAAGCGCCTGACCTGTGTGAAACGCGTATATGCAGATAGCAAACACAACCCAGTGAATGAGCGTGTTAATGACGCCGATTGATGTGTACTTAGCAAAGAGCTTTAACATTATATAAATCAGTCAATTCAGAAAGGTCTGAAGTTTAGCACCACTGTGAAACTTGATCGACCCTCATATTTGACGATACTGTATATGTATACAGTTATTTTGTGAGGTGATTATGCCACGCACAGCAGACATTCATGCCGCGTTTGTTGCGGCCATAGAGTTAAACCCCAAGGGGTACCGTTACCTGACCACAGACGCATTCATAGAGAAATTGCGGCAGTTCAACTGGCACTACACGCGCGAAGAAGCGAATGCCTGGATAGAGCGCAACCAGCCGGGCTTAGCTGATAAGACCACCGACGGCAGCGATAACCACTATTGGATCCTGCGTAACATGGGGAGGGTGCACTGATGGGATTCGCATCACCAGCTGCTGATTATGTTGAGCGTCAACTTTCCCCAGCAATCCTGTGCAACATCGGGGCGGATAGTAGGTTGCTCGAAACTGATATGGGGTTTGCGGTCATAGAGCCAGCAACAAAAAAGACGCCTGGAGATGTGTTGTTAATTTTGTGCGACGGCCACACACAATTTGCAAAACTCATGGGCAAGGCGCTCATTACGGATGATGGTGAAGCGATTGAGGGATCAGCGCTTGAAGAAGTGGAAGTGCTGGGTAGGGTGACGTTCTTCATCAATCGTGCATTAGATGATGATTGCCCTGCAATATAGATAAAGTTCCCCATGCGTCACTGAAAAAAACCAGCCATAAGCGGCTGGTTTTTTGTGTAGTTTGGTCGGCACGATAGGATTTTGACTCCATCGCATGATGTTCATCCTAAAGCTCAAAGGAAGTTTTGCATAATCACTTCTTCAAAATCGCATTCCCCAAAATAAAAGCTAAGCGAATGAAAAATATAGTGAAATTTAAGGATGAAAATGCAATAAAATCAGCCAGAAAAACATGGTTAACTGGCTGATTAATAACATTTAAATGGAGGTTGTAGAACTCTGCTTCTGGAACAGTTCCCGGAAGACCGGATAGATGTCATCCTGGTCACGAATGTGCTGCATCGCAAAGTTATCAAACATCGCTTGCAGATGCTCATACTCACGCCATAGCGTCTGGTGGGCGCGACGGGTAATTTCAATGTAGCTGTAGTAACGCACCACCGGCAGGATCTTCTTCGCCAGAATTTCATGACACAGCGGCGAGTCATCCGCCCAGTTATCGCCATCCGATGCCTGCGCGGCGTAGATGTTCCACTGCGCCGGATCGTAGCGCTCCTTCACTACCTCATCCATCAGCTTCAGGGCGCTCGACACGATGGTGCCACCGGTCTCCTGCGAGTAGAAGAACTCATGTTCATCCACCTCTTTCGCCTGAGTGTGATGGCGGATGTAGACCACCTCCACGTTCTTATACGTTCTGCTCAGGAACAGATAGAGCAGAATATAAAAACGCTTAGCCATATCCTTGGTGGCCTGATCCATTGAACCTGACACGTCCATCAGGCAGAACATCACCGCCTGGCTGGAAGGCTCAGGGCGTTTTTCGTAGTTCTTGTAGCGCAGGTCGAACGTGTCGATAAACGGCACCCGGTCGATCTTCGCCCGCAGTTCGGCAATCTCTTTTCGCAGGCGCTCCTCTTCCAGCAGTTGCGCCGGTTCCGTGTTTTCCACTACTTTCAGGCTGGTTTCCAGCTCGCGCAGTTCGCGCCGTTTGCCTGCCGTCATCGCCGTGCGTCGCGCCAGCGAGTTTTGCAGTGAACGCACCAC